CGCCAAGAGCACGATCGCGGCAGCTATCATGCTGTGCGCGCTCATCATGAATTGGCGGCCATCGGCCGAGCTGCTGATCCTCAGTCCTACCAAGAAGGTCGCCGATAACAGCTACAAGCCGATCCGCGACATGATCAAAGCTGATCCGGAGTTGGAAGCGCTGCTGAAGATCCAGGATTACAACCGCAAGATCACGCACAACACAACTGGCGCTACGCTCCAGGTGGTTGCTGCTGACAGCGATACGGTCTCGGGTGTGAAAGCATCGTTCGTATTCGTAGATGAATTGCATGAGTTCGGCAAGAAGGCGCATGCGTCAAACATGCTTCTCGAGGCGACCGGTGGCCTGACATCGCGCCCCGAGGGCTTCGTCATCTATGCGACGACGCAGTCAGCGGAACCGCCAGCGGGGGTCTTCAGGGCGAAGCTGGATTACGCACGCAAGGTTCGCGACGGTCTGGTGCTTGATCGCAAGTTCCTTCCAGTGATCTATGAGTTTCCACCGGCCATGCTCGAGGCAAAGGCATACGAAAATCTGGAAAGCGCGTACGTCACGAACCCTAACTGGGGCGCCTCGGTCGACATTGAGCGCATCACTCAACTGCGCAGTCAAGCCAAGGAGACTGGCGAGCAGGAGTTCAAGGAGTTCTTGGCCAAGCACCTGAACGTCGAGATCGGCCTGAACTTGCGGTCAGACCGCTGGGCGGGCGCCGACTTCTGGGAATCTGCAGTCGATAAGACCATCACCCTAGAAACCCTCATCGAGCGTTCCGACGTCGCCGTGATCGGGATCGATGGCGGCGGGCTGGACGACTTGCTGGGCTTGGCAGTGCTGGGTCGTGACCGCGAAACCGGGAAGTGGCTGCTGTGGTGCCGCGCCTGGGTGCACGAGATCGCGCTCGAGCGACGCAAGGAAATCGCGCCGCGGCTGCTGGACTTCCAGAGGCAGGGTGATCTCACCATCGTGAAGCGCCCAGGCGACGACGTCATGGCCGTGTGTGACCTGATCTGCCAAGTGCGCGACTCTGGCCTTCTACCGGAAGTGAAGGGTATAGGCGTCGACGCTGCCGGCATCGGCGCAATCGTCGACGAGTTGATCACCGAAGAGCGCGACATCGACATGACTCAGATCGTCGCGATCACCCAAGGCTACAAGCTGAATGGTGCCATTAAAGACACCGAGCGGAAGGTTGCCGGCGGCGAGTTGCTGCACGCCGGTCGCCCAATGATGGCCTGGTGCGTCGGCAACGCGCGCATCGAAGACAAGGGTAACGCCATCCTGATCACCAAGCAGGCCAGTGGCAAAGCCAAGATTGACCCGCTGATGGCCACGTTCTGCGCGGTATCGCTGATGGCGCTGAACCCCGCCGGGGCGGCGGCGCCGGAAATTCACGTATTGGACTATTGATGACCGGACAATTGTTGAACCTGGAGGCGACGCCGCATAAATCGCGAGTGCTCGATTCCTGGATGGCTGGCCGGGATGGCGCTGCAGAGCGCGCCGGCATCATGGCGCTGGGCGAGAACTCCAGTGGCAGCATGTCGATGGGCGAGCTGGCAAACCTGCTCGGCGCTGCCAATCGCTCCGTCTCCGGCAAGTCGGTGACTGAAAGTACCGCGATGCGGGTGTCCGCAGTCTACGGCTGCATCGCCCGTCTGGTTGGCGCGATCTCCAGCCTACCTGTCGGTGTGTACGAGCGCAGCGAGAAGCAGGGCCGCGCGCCGGCCGAGCATCCATATTGGTGGTTCTTGAACGAGCAGGCGAACCCGGAGATGAGCGCGGCTACCGCGTGGAAGGTTCTGATCAATCGGCAGCTGTGCGACGGCGACGGGTTCGCGGAACTTCTCCGACCCAGCTTCTCCAGCGGCAATGTAAAGGGCTGGCACCCACGCCGAATGCAGCCGTTCCGAGAGGGCGGCAAGTTTTACTACCGCGTCTTCCCAGCCGGCGGCGGCTCGTACGTGCTACCGCCGGATGACGTCATCCATCTGAAGAGCCTGGGCTTCAACGATGAAACCCTGCTCAGCCCAAGCCCGCTCTGCCACGCCGCACTGGACATCGTCGGCACCGCGATCGCGGGGCAAGAATACGCCGGCCAGTTCTTTGGCGGCGCCGCTAACTTCGACTACGCGCTGAAGACCGCATCGAAGCTGGACAAGGCCCAGCTCGAGCAGCTGAAGGCATCGCTGATCGCCCGCGCGCAGAACGGCGGGCGTGGCCCGCTGATCCTGTCCGGTGGTCTGGAGCCGGCGCAGCTGAGCGTGAATTCCAAGGACGCCGAGATTCTGGCGACCCGGCTCTTTACGGTCGAAGAGATATGCCGGGTCTTCGGCGTGCCGCCGCACATGGTGGGCCACACCGAGAAGACCAGCTCGTGGGGAACTGGTATGGCGGAGCAGGGCGGCAACTTTGTCCGCTACGTCCTGAACGACCGGCTGAACGAGATCAAGCAGGAATTCAACCGGCGGCTCTGGCCGACTGGTGAACGCTTCTTCATCGAACACAAAACCGAAGCGCTCGAGCGCGGCGACCAGCGCGCCCGATTTGAGGCGTACCGGATTGCGCTGGGCCGCGCCGGCGAACAACCCTTCATGGACGCGACGGAAATCCGCCGGCTGGAGAACATGCCGCCAAATGCAAACCTGATTACGAACGGAGGCACTAGTGTCCAAAAGTCTGACCAAGCTCCTGGCGAGCAACAAGAAGCGGCCTGAGCGGGTCCCGCAGTCCAAGATCGTGGCGAACGCCGACGAGACCGTAATCTATATTTACGATGCGATCGTGTCAGACGAAGAGACAGCCAACTGGCTGGGCGGCGTTTCGGCTGAGGCGCTGGTGCCGCTGATCCGCAGCATCAAAGGCGGCACCATTCATCTGCGCATCAACAGCCCGGGCGGCGATGTGTTCGCCGCCCAAGCCATCTGCCAGGCGATCCGTGATACCGGCGCCACGGTGATCGCCCACATCGACGGCTACGCGGCCAGTGCCGCCACCGTCATCGCCACTGCGGCCGACGAGGTCGAGATCGCCGACGGCGGCTTCTACATGATCCACAACGCCTGGACCTGGGCGATGGGCAACGCGAACGACATGACGTCGACTGCGGGCCTGCTCTCGAAAATCGATGGCTCGCTCGCTGCCCAGTACGCCAAGAAGAGCGGCATGTCTGTCGAAGACCTGCGCGCCGCCATGGATGCCGAGACCTGGTACACCGCCGACGAAGCTGTGGCCGCCGGCCTGGTTGATCGCGTCGCAGAGGGCAAGAAGGTGGAAGCGTCGTGGGACATGAGCGCCTACGCGCACGCGCCGAAGGCTGCAGCCCCTGAGCCTGACCAGGTCGACCCGGTCGCCACCGAAGAACACCGCGCGCGCCAGCATCAGCGCATCGCCACGATGGCCCGCCTCCAAGTTAGCTGACGCTCTCGCGCCACTAGACCAGCCACCTACGGGTGGCTTTTTTTATGCCCACCGGCCGCGAGAGCGGACCACCCCCTTCGAAAGGTTTTACATGACCAAGCTCGCAGCCCTGCGCGCACAACGCGACATCGTGGCCCGTAAGGTTCACGACCTGAACAACAAGTACCCAGCTGACCAGCGCATGCCTGCGCCGGAAGCTGCCGAGCTGGATAAGTTCCTGGCTGAAGTCGAGGCGATCGATGGCGATATCTCGCGCGAGAACCGCATTGCCCAGCTGGCCGGCGAGAAGCCTGAGAACCAGCACGACGAAGCGCTGAAGGCGGCGTACCGCGCTGGCACCGGCGCACCTGATGAATCGGCAGCACTGCGTGCGATGCTGTCGGGTGGCCTGTCCGCACTGTCGGCAGAGCAGCGCTCCGCCATGCAGGCCCGCGTGAACACCGATATCCGCGCTGCGATGTCGACCACGACCGGATCGGAAGGCGGCTACACCGTTGCGACCGAGTTCAGCCGCACGCTGATCGAGGCGATGAAGGCGGCCTATGCAGTGCGCAGCGTGGCCACCGGCTTCCAGACTTCGACTGGTGCGTCGATGCTGTTCCCTACCGCCGACTCGACGCAGGAAGAAGGCGAGATCGTTGGCCAGAATGCCAGTGCGACCGTCGGCGAAACCACCTTCGGCCAAGCGTCGATGGACGTGTACAAGTACTCGTCGAAGTCGATCGCGCTTCCGTTCGAGCTGCTGCAGGATTCGATGTTCAACGTCGAAGCCTACATCTCGTCGCTGCTGAATCTGCGCATCGGCCGCATCCACAACCGCCATCACACTGTCGGCACCGGTAGCGCGCAGCCGCGCGGCGTCGTGACGGCTTCCACCGCCGGCAAGGTCGGCGCCACTGGCCAGACCGTGGCGGTGACCTATGACGACCTGGTCGACCTGGAGCACTCGGTCGATCCGTTCTATCGCCCGGCTGGTCGCTGGATGATGCACGACGACACCCTGCGAATTCTGCGTAAGGTGAAGGACCCGCAGGGCCGCCCGATTTTCGTGCCCGGCTACGAGACCGGCAACGCGGGCGGCGCCCCTGACCGCCTGCTGGGCCGCGAGATCGTCATCAACCAGCACATGCCGGTGATGGCCGCGAACGCGAAGTCGATTCTGTTCGGCGATTTCTCGAAATACCTGATCCGCGACGTGATGGACACCACCCTGTTCCGCATGACCGACAGCGCTTACACGCTTAAGGGTCAGGTCGGCTTCGTCGCCTTCTGCCGCTCGGGCGCGAACATGGTCGACGTCGGTGGTGCGATCAAGTTTTACCAGAACAGCGCAACCTGATCGTAACCAGTGGCCAGCCTCGGCTGGCCACTTCAACGGAGAAAACCGATGGCAAAAGCAAAACCCGCAGGCACCGAGGCGACGAGCTCGGATCTGCCGACACTCACGCCCGCCGCGCCTGACCAG